CCGAAGGGGTGGTCTCGGAATAAGTGTAGTACGGCCCGCCCTCGCAGTAGGAGTAGTTGTACCGGGAGGACTCGTTCATCGCATACTTGCGCAAGCGGTACTCTCCCACGGCATAGATGTAGAGGTACACTTCCTTTATCTTCAGTGAGGGTGCTATGATGGTAGCTTCGCCGATGGTCGGAGGTAGGGCCTTCTCCCCAAGGTAGATGGTCTTACGGCTCTGCCCGTCATCGTACACTGCGAAGACGTTCCAGTTCGCCGTGCTTCCCGCTGGCTCAAGGCTTCTGCCGAAATCCGGCATCGTGACGTTCGTGCGTGTGACGGAGTCATAGTAGTGCAGGCGTGCGTTGTATGAGAGCATGTTCCCGTAGCGGGTGACCATGCCGGCATCTACCTCCAGGGTGTCGTTGGTGAGCTGGACGTTCCCTCCGAACTTGAACTCCACCGTCTGCGCTGCGCTGGCAAGGTCTTTTAGTGATACCGATGCCTGGTGGTACAGCAGTTCATTGCTAAAATCCGGCTTGCTCTCCTCACCGATATACCACTTCGTAGCAGCAGTACCCGTCTGCTGTTCGGTAACCTCAATGTTGGGGATATCCTTTGGCTTGGTTGAGTATATCTCTATGCTCTGGAGGATTGATGTGTCGTCGTTCCAGTTATTGATTTTCGCTATGTTCATCGTGAGCTTTCCTCCCGCCGTGTAGATAACGGAAACAGATGAGCTATTGCTTGCGAAGACCACGCCCTCGTCATGCGTTCCGAAGAAGTTGGGGAAAAAGTCTGCTATGGGCGACTGGGAATCCACGAAAAATGGCATGTTTACCGTGTCCATAGGATTCGCGTTGCGCATCACAGAGAGTGGGTTTAGGTAGAACCACTGCCCAGTCCAGAAGGTGTTGCCGTCCTTTGTCTTGAGTGCTATGGCGACAAGTACCGGGCCGAAGCAATAATCTTTGTTCTGCTCCGCAATGGCATTGAGTCCCGTCGATATGACCTGCTGGAACTGGTTCTTGTCCTCATAGTCGAAAGTGGCGCCCTCAAAGGACTTCGCCTGAATGTCCGTGAAGGAGAACGATGCGCCAATGGTGGGAACATACCCTTGGGTCTCGTTGTATGAGTCACCATCCCACGTGAAGGCGTAGTTGCCGTAGACGGGCTGGTCGTCATCGTTCTGCCCGAGGATACTGAATACGGCGATGTTCCCCATCGCGGCGAAGTGGATTCGGCTGGGATTGAGGAAATCCGGCATGAGGCTGAGCAGCGTCACAGGCTCTCCCCCGTCGGGGAATATCTGCTTTATACGGAACATGTTGTCTTCCCAGATGGTGGCGAGGTAGTTCTTCTGCGAGCCCGCGTAATGCACGTACACGTTATCATAGTCAAGGGTGGCGATCTTCACGGAGAAAGGCTTGACCGGCACGAGCCCCGCAATGGTGGGTCGGAGGTTGATGAGCTCCTCGCAGGCTCCGGCCTGGCCGAAGTCCGATATGGAACGGTTGATTCCCTGGAATGTGAGTGTTGTCGCTGGCATGGCTAATCTTCTTCTGTGAGGTCTTCGTCTTCAGGATCTTCGTCCACCGCCTCGTTCTGCGCACGGGTCACCACGCCGGAGTTCTGCTGTTTCATCTTCTCCAGCATCGTGATGGTCTTCGCTTTCTTCGCCGGGGTGAGGGGCTTTATGGTCTCGTTGATGGCATCGAGCACGGACTTCTCCTGCTTCTCGTCGCTGACCTCGAATTCAGACAGCGTCTTGTATACTACTGCGAGTTTCGCAGGGTCGGTGGTCTCGGTGATGAGGTCGTTGCACCGCTTGAGGACTTTCTCCTTGATGCTCTTGATGCTCGGCACTCCGTCACGGTCTCGCAGCGAGACACCTTTCTCGTCCTCTTCCTGGATGACCTTGTATACGGCATCCTTGTAGTCAATCTCCCAGTCCTGGATATCCGCCACCGTCATACCTGACATTCCCATCGTGCGGATCATCTTCGTGGGATTGCCCTCAAACATCCTGTGGAGCAGGTAAACCCACGCAATCTTGCGCCGGGCCATCATGTCCTTTGCTTCCTTTGTCATCGTAAAATCCTTTTTCAGTATCCAAAGGCAAGTTTAACTATAACTCTTCTGGATGTTTTCACAAATTGTGAATATCTTTCAATACCCTATAGGTATTTTAGCGCAGTTAAATGATTTTATTATGCCGTTACCATTGATAGCATTAGGCGTTGCCGGAGCCTCCGCACTGGCTGGAGCAATAGGCAGCGCAGCCAATACAGCCAAGGCCCGTAGGGAGGAGAGAGACTGGTACAACAAGGCATCAGCCTTTGCCAACGGATTGAGGTATGAGAATCTCCTTGAGACCGTCAGCGGTCGTGCCGCCATGAAGCAGCGCAACGAACAGCGCAGGGACAACATCGATGCGCTGAACAACCGTGCCGTGGCGGGCGGTGCCACCTATGAGAACCAGCTCGCCGCACGGCAGATGGAGAACGAGACCGACAGCCGTCTCACCTCCCAGCTCCTCCAGAACGACGAGGCTCGCAGACGTGCAGCAGACCAGATGCAGATGAATCTTGACGCACAGCACTCCAACTTCATGCAGAACAGCTATATGCAGAACGCGCAGAACTGGCAGGCTTGGGGCTCTGCGATGGGTGGAGCGGCAATGGACTTCGGCAACACAGCCCTCCTGGGCAAGCAGGCCGGGCTTACGAACAGACAGATACTGGGATTAGACAAAGTTTAGCGATGGCGAATCTCTATACCATGCTGACGCCGGAGCAGCAGAAGAATATCTCCGATTCCATCTTCGGCATGTCTCCGAAGATAACCGCGCCCCCGGCGACGGTAATCACTCCCGCTCCCCTTCCGAAGCCCCAGACGATAGGGCTAACGCAGAACGAGCGAGACCTCAACGACCTCAACACGGCCTATGCCCGTCAGCAGGCGAAAGTGAATGCAGCGAGGGATGCCGAGAGCAGCCTCTTCCAGCAGTTGCTGAACACACGCAAGGAAGACGTGCAGAAGGAGCGCACGAACAATATCCGTATGGCTTCGTTCAACTCCCTGGGCAACGCCCTTCGTACCCTTGCCCAGCCAATCGGTTGGGCGGCAGGTGGCGCTACTGCGGGTGTGCAGCCCTACGACAACCGTCAGTACCTGGAGTCCTTCAACCGTGCCGTGAAGGCCGGGGAGGATCTGCGGAACATCGGCAACCTCGACATGCAGTTCCAGCTGGATATGGCAAAGCGCAATACCGCCGATGCGGAGCAGGAGCTCGCATCATTGCGTAGGGAGAAGGCATCCGTGGAGGACTTCGGAAAGAAGATGGCGGACAAGCTCATCGCTAACAACAAGACCGAGATAGAGAAACGCCGCACGATAGCAATCAAGTCTTACTACGAACTGATGAAGAGCGACAGCATCCATAAGGGTGGCTATCCTTCATTCAGGGACTTCATCTCCCTCGCCGGCTACGGCAAGGAGTTGTTCGGTGATATGGATCTCTCCGATGAGGAAGTGAAGGCTATCGCAGAAGCCGGGGGTCTCACCGCAACGGGCAAGCCCGAGAGGCATGTGGCAAAGAGTAGTGGTAGTAAGAGTGGTGGGAGCACTAACAATAACGGCGGTGGTAAGTCCGGTGGATTCGTTATAGAGAAAAAAGGTGGATTTCAATAGTAGCAGATAATGGCGAACGATAGATACTTGCGTAACCAGCAACTCGCGTATGACCTCTTGAAGAAGGAAGGATATACCGATATCGGCAACAGCGCACAGGAACTTTTCAGCAACAAGGCGAACAGCGAAATAGCATACAAACTCCTTTCCCAGGCGGGCTATACCGACATAGGAAAGGACTATAACGAGTTTGCAAGCATGCTCTATGCGCCGGAGACGGAGGCGGAGCCCGCCGTTGACCCGTATGAGACCAGTAGTTTCCGCGACGCCCCGAGGGAGACCAGGCGCTATGTCCGAAAACAGGCAAAGGCCCAGGCAAATGTGGACAGCTCGCCATCAAATGTGGATAGCACCCCCGTAAATGTGGATAGTTCCGAAGCCACTCCTGTCGTTGACCCGTATGAGACCAGCTCCCTGAGAAACGCCCCCAAGGAGACACGGGATTATCTCAAGAAAGCCGCGAATAATCCCTATATGGGCCTGACTCCAGAAGCGCTCTCCGCAGAGAGCGTGCGAATGGATGAGGCAGATGCCGAGTTTGCAAGGGAATACGAGCAGAGGCTCGCCGCACTCGCAGAGAACGAAGGTACGGATATCGCTCCCCACATTGACCAGGAGAATGCCCAGTGGCTGAAAGAGAATAAGGCACGTTATGATGCCTATAAGGAGAACAAGGCGAAGGTCGGTGATGCCATCTTCAACTCATCCGATATCCGCGAGACTCTCCGGGAAAACAAGGAGGCGGAGACCCGTGCCAAGGAACACGTGTCCGCTCCGAACGTGGTGGCCGGCAGGCGCACTCCTATCAATGATGAGGAAACGAAGAACTGGGATGCCGTCCGTCAGCTCTCCCATCTCACCGACCGGGAGTCGAAACTCGGTGACAAGTCGGAGTTCTCCGGCAAGATCGGCGAGGATATCGTCACCGGCGTGAAGCAGTTTGCCAAGGCGTTCGGTGGCAGCATTGACATAGATACTATCACCGCAGGGCTTGCCAGCGCATCTGCTCTCATTGACGCAAGGCGCATCGGTGAGAAGATGAACGGCATCATAGACGAGGCCGAGAAGAACGGAACAAGCGTAGAGGAAGCCCTCGCCAACGGACTTTCGGAAAGCGAGAAGGAAGTTCTTATGGCTCTGGAGCGTTACACACGTATAATGGCCATAAAATCGCTCACTGCATCCAGCGCAGCAAAGGGTGGTCAGGGTGCAGAGCAGAGCGCAGAGTTCATGCTTGACTTCCTGCTGACAGGTGGTCTGGAGAAACTGGGCGCGAAAGGTCTTGCGAAACTCGCCGCCAGGAGTGTCAAGCCGAGCAAGGTTGTCCGTGCGTTGGAGAAAGGAGCGGTCGATGCGGGTGTCGCCGCAGCGCGTACCGCACTTATGTTCCCTCGCAATCTCAAGGCTTATGGCGAACAGCTCACCCAGATTGAAGACGTGGATAACTCCGGGCGCATCTCCTTCTCCCGCAGTAAGGCGAATGCCGCCCTCAACACCGCACTCACGCAGTATATAGAGTATTGGTCGGAGGGCTTCGGCGAGTATTTCGGTGCGGCCGAGCAGGCGCTGTTCAAAGGCGTGACCAGGAAAGCCCCGAAGACCGCTATCGGTCGTACCCTTTCCGACTATCGTGGCAGTGTTGGCCGTTACCTTGACAACGGAAAGTTCAACGGGATGTTCAACGAAATGTTGGAAGAGGTCGTCGGATCGTCCTTCAATGCGTTGGCCGGCGCCCTTTCCGGGAACCGGGTGGGTGACAAGGCTGCGATGAGGGAGTTCTTTGCGGCTGACAATCTCAGCACACTGTTCCTCTCGTTCCTTCCTATGACTGCGATAAGCACTCGCACGAACCTCAAGGCATACCAGAGGATGAAGGACCGCTATGACAAGTCCGTCAGCGTTCTGCAACCTCTCCTGAATGAGGGCAAGATATCCGAAGACGACCTCAACAACCTTGTGGACAATCTTGAAGGCAAGACCCCTGAGCAGCTCAAGGATGATATCTTCGCCATTGCCGACAAGGCCCGTAAGAATAACGATGGCACTCTCCCCGGGGACTTCGTGCAGTCTCTGCTTGGCTTTGTAGAGGGCACGCTCTCTATGAGGCTTGAGAGTGACGCATGGCGCAACTCCCAGCAGAAGGCATCGGTCGCCGCATCCTATAACAATGCGTATAATGATGCAGACCCTACGAACGCATGGGATGCAAAGAGGGCCGAGCAGGTCACTATGGACGCAGCCCTTCAGGCGGGATTCGATGCGGAAGACCTTGACCAAGATCCTTACCGTCTCGCCGAGGCGGCTATGGCGCTCCAGGAGACTGACCCCGAGAGGTCGGCTGTCCTTTCCGCCTATGCGAACGCCAAGGCGCAGAATATGGGGCTCAAGGAAGGGTATGATGCCCAGACCGTACAGATGGCGGAAGATATCGCCCGTAATGTAAGGGAGAATCTCGACGTTAACGGCAATGTCATAGTAGCTGAACCGGATGCCGAAACGATGGTATTCATCAAGTCTGCCGATGCTACAGTCACCCCCAACGGGGGCGTCACTGCCGGTAACGGTGACGGCTTGGTGGAATATGTAAGCGCAGACGGCTCTGTCAAAGGTACTATCAAAGCCGGCCTCTTGGATAATGCGCGGGTATGGTCTACCGAGGCGTATATAGATCAAGCAGTCAAAGGTCTCACCGAAAGACGCAAGAATCTCTGGGATGAGATGGAGGACACCGTCAGCCCTGCCGGTATGGCAGAGATGATCGGCGAGAAAGTCGGTGATACCGTATATCTGCGTGACGGGCAGGGCGTGTATGAGCCTCTTGAGATTACCCGTATGACGGACAATGGCCGTAGGGTGGTCATCAAGGCGAGCAAGGATGTGCTTGACGGCATATCCGCTGCCCTTGGTATCACAGCCCCCCGTGGCACACAGCTGGAAGTCGACACGATTCGGCTCTATCCTATGCTCGCCACCGACGAGAGCGGAGCGCTTGTCTCCGAGGCTCCGGAGGGAGAGCCCCAGGAGGCCCAGTCCGCCCAGGCTCCCGAGGCTCCGGCCCAGCCCACATCGCAGTTCAACGCAGATGACTACCTTGGCACAGCGGTGACTATCCCCATTAACGGAACGCCCACCGAGGTGTATGTAACCGAAGTCGGTGACAACCGTGTGGAATACGAATATACCGATGCTAACGGAGAGACGCAACCCGGCTCAATGAGTATAGCGGACTTCCAGAACGCCATGCAGTCGGCTGAAGCTCCCGTGGCAGAGACGGAGACTGGCGAGCAGAGTGGTATTTCGGAAAAACCGAACACCCAGTCGGCACTCCCCTACACCAAGGATGGTGAGGTAGACTGGGATAACATGTTCAACGTGGACAAGGACACCTTCGCCCAGAGACTCCCTGAACTCATCACCCTCATGCAGGAGATGTACGGGGATAAGGCGATGGACTTTGCTATGAGCTGGTATTCCACGGAGAAGAAGGCTCTCGACAAAGCCAAGGAGATTACCGGCAATCCGAAGAAGGATGCGCAGAACGCCCGCAAACGTGTAGCCTCCCAGCAACTCGTGGACAACTACAGCACGCTGATTACCAGCATGCGCCCGAAGACGGAGAAGAAAACCGCTCCCGCTCCCCAGGCAGAGACTCCTGCCGAAGCGCCCGAGACCGATGTGCCGGATATCTCCAACGATACTCCCGAGGCCGCGCAGAAACGTGGCTATGTGGTGCAGAACGGACAGAGGATTGACCGTTCCGCAGAGGATGCCATTGTCGCAGAGGGTAAGGATACCGATATCTCTTTCGGAAAGGGCAAGAACGACGTGGTTAAGGCGAAGTACGGTCTCGTCGAGGCAGAGAGGGTCGTTCCCTCACATATCTCCGACCAGGAGAACCCCCTTCACTTCTTCGCAAAGAAATGGCAACCAAAGGATAGAAAACGCGCAGACAGCGCCGTGGCTATTCAGCAGATGGCGAACAATATCCGTCCGGAAGAGATCACCCTTGGTGCAACCGCATACGGCGGAGCGCCCATCGTGAACAAGCGTGGCGAGGTCATCCAGGGCAACGGACGCAGCGAGGCTCTCCGCAGGGCATATAAGCAAGGTTCGGCAGAGGGATACAAGGCATGGCTCGCAGACAATGCGGAGGAGTTCGGCCTTACGCGCGAGCAGGTGGAATCCATGAAGAATCCCGTACTCGTGCGCACCGTTGACGTGGATGATGCGACGGCGGAGAAACTCGGACAGTACACTCAGGGTGACCTTGAGTCCGCGGGCAACCAGACGTTCAACAGTAGCAACCTCATCGCGAGGCTCGGCGACCAGCTTGGCGAACTGATTGACAAACTGTTCGCGGGCGACCTTGGCCCGGATGCCACGATGCTGTCATACATACAGGCGAACGGTCATCTGGCGTTGCAGTGGCTGAAAGCCGGAGGATTCATAAACGACACGGAGTTCACCAATGCGGAGGAGGGCGGAAAGCTTACGCTTGAGGCAGTAGAAGAGTTCAAGAAACTGTGCAGGGCCCCCTTGCTTGAGGGCGACTCACAAAAAGTGAAGGAAGGCTTTGATAATTTGCCGGATTTTGCTAAATTAGCACTTGATAGGAGTCTGGGCTCGCTTTACAGTCACGCAAAGGACGTGCTGGCAGATCTCAAGGAAGCCATATCATACTACTATGACTTCGAGCAAGACCCTGCGTTCCATACGGCGAAGACTGCGGAGGAAGCATGGAATGCTGTAGAAGGGCTGATGCGCTCGACCACGCTTGACGGAAAGGACGTAGCAGACCTGCATCCCAGTCTCGTGGCGAGAAGGCTTGCAGTGCTTTTGAAGATTGGCGTGAAGCCCCAGGGCAAGCAGACGAAGGCGACTGCGCTTGCGGGTGTGTTCAGGAATATCGTAGACGCATTGGATAGGGGGAAGTTGGCGTATAATTCGGCGGAAGACCGTTTTGAGGCATACCGCAATGAAGGTGTCATAACCGAAGAAGAAGAAAATAGATTAAGAAATGGCGAACAAGACAACAACGAACGAAGCACTGACGATGGCGCTGGAGTATCTGGCGAACAACGGGGACGAGGGAGCGAAGGAGATACTGGACGCGGAGAAGAAACACCTGCCGGAAACGGAGAAGATACTCCAGGAGCAGTTGGCGAAACTGAAGGAGCTGAAAGCGGAGAAGTAGCCGAGGCTGGTAGTAAATCATCCAACAATGGTGAGTATGGTTCCTCCAATAAGGTTGTCACCAAAGACCAGTATGAGGAGCTGAAGCGCAGGATGCGCGAGAAACTCGGGCAACTCAACGCAGGATTTGACCCTGAGGTATTCTCTATCGGCGTGCAGATGGCAGCCTATCATATCGAGGCTGGGGCGAGGAAATTCGTCGACTTTGCCAAGCGGATGATAGCTGACCTTGGAGATGCGATACGGCCGTATCTTAAGGCAATCTACAATGGTGCCCGTGACCTTCCTGGTATGGAAGACCTGAAGGGAGAGATGGACTCCGCTGCTACGGTTGATGGGATAGATATTTCGAGTATTGATATAAATGATATAAGCAATGAGCAAACAGACGATTCTAATGTTCGGCAGGACGATGGAGGCGTATCCGAGCCTGTGGGTGATACAGCCGGCGAACAAGGCGTCCTCTTCGGAACTGACGAGGGAGATACTGAAGGAGATAGTGGAGCAGGCGGGACTGAAGTGGGAACTGTGGGAGGAGAGCGAGATAATGGCACTGATACAGGATCCGATAACGAAGGAGCCGATGCCACTCCTGGAAGCAGCCGACGCAGAAGGGGCGAAACCAATGTCGGAGGAGCAACTGCTGAAGGCGGTGAACGACATAGAACTCCTGGACGCAGAAAGAGTGGAGCCGGGGAGGGAGCCGGACGAGACACCGGTCGGGTAGAGGAATCCGAAGAAGAAAAGGAAGCTCGGGCTCAAGCGCAGGAGGACGCTGCGTATGAGGCGGAGAAAGAGCGCATCAAGGATGAGTCCGACACCAAGAAACTCAAGGCCCTGAAAGACGAAATCAAGGCCAAGTTATCATCCATTACAGATAAGTATGATGCAGTCCGTGCACAACTCAGCGGACAGCTCCGTGCTATCCTTGAGAGGCTGCAGCAGTTATTCTCATCCAACCTTACAAAATCCCAGGCGCTTGAGCAGGAGAAGGTGCCCTATTCTCCCGTTTCCGACCCTACGGAGATGCACTCCATCGGCAGTGTTGTTCCATCTGGCTCGGCAGACTACATGCGTGATGCGCTCAAGAGACTTGAGGCTGAGGTGGGTAAGTCCGTGGCAGATTTTGTTAAGGATGAATTGGGGTATACCTCTCTCGATGAGATGTTTACGAGCGACGGTAAGAGTATCGGGCTCTCAGCCGAGCAGGTAGATGCCGTGGCTCTTGCAATTCACCAGATAAAGACTGGACGTATCTTCATCGTGGGTGATATGACGGGTGTTGGTAAGGGGCGTGTCGGCGCTGCTCTCATCCGTTGGGGTAAACGCAATAAAAAGAAGGTCATTTTCTGCACCGAGCAACCCAACCTCTTCACGGCCATGAATGATGACCTGCGCGACATCGGCACTACCGGGCTGGTTCCTTTCATCATCAATGACAAAGCAGAGTCCAATATAACAGATGAGGACGGTAATGTCATCGTGCGTCACTCCAGTAACGAGCAGAGGACTCAGTTGTTCAAGAGCGGTAAGGATACCCTCCCTGATATCCCGGGAGTGAAGAACAAGGGTAAGAAGTATGACTATGTGATGACCACATATTCCCAGCTTCAGGCAAGCGAGGATGAATCCGAGGGTGAAAGCGAGAGAGCGCAGAATCTCAACTCACGCAACAAGAAAGGCCGTGAGCGCCTACAGTGGCTCAAGACCTATGCGAAGGATGCGGTAGTTATTATGGATGAAAGCCATACCGCAGCAGGCGCCGGTTCTACTCGCGGCGAGAATGCTATGAAACTTGTCGAGGCTGCGCAGGGTGTGATGTTCATGTCGGCGACCTTCGCAAAGAATCCTACCGCTATGGGGCTATATGCTATCCGTTCCTCAATGAACGAGGCGCAAATTACCCGCGACCAGTTGATAGCAGCCATTGCGAAGTACGGTATCCCTATGCAGGAGATACTCTCCGCGACCTTGTATAAGACCGGAGAATATATCCGTAGGGAGAGAGATTTCACAGGCGTAAAGACTAACTGGGAGCAGCCCGAAGATAATTACAGCAATGAGGAGATAGAGACCACCCGTTCTCTTTCGGATAAAACATCTTCCGTTATCAACCAAATTATCGATTTCCAGAGAAGGTATGTAGACCCGATAATAAGAAAGAAGAATTCCGACCTCAGTAGTTCCAACGAGGAAAAGAAAAAGCAGCTTATGGCGGGTTCCGTGGATTCTATCCAAATCGAAGAATATGCGAGCACTCCATATGCGGGTCAGGTGTCCAATGTAATTTCAATGATGCTGTTCGCCATTAAGGCAAAGAAGGCCGCCGAGATGGCGATAGAGCAGATAAAGAAGGGTGACAAACCCGTTATCGCCGTTGATAATACCCTCGGTGCATATGTGGACAGCATTGAAGGTAACATTGATTCTGCGGACTTCGGTGCAATTCTCCAGAAGGGCCTTGCTTTTGCGCTCAAGTATCAAAAGACCACCAAGACCTATAAAATGCGCATGAACGGGGATATCCCCGTGATTTATGAGGTTGCTGACGATAGGAAAGTAGAGAAATATGATTCGATAGAGGGTTTGCTCTCTTCTACTGCCATTACGGAGAAAGAGGAGCTCGAGCAGGATATTGTCAAATATGGCGTAGAGACTCTCGCCATGGATCTCCCGCTCAGCCCTATTGACTACATCAAGAAAAAGATTGAGGACGCCGGATATAAGTGCGGAGAAATCACCAAAAGAGCAAACGCTCTCGTGCAGAATGCCGACGGCTCATGGAAGAAAGTCCCCCTCAAGCACAACAAGAAGGATGTTATACGCCGATTTAACGGCGGCAGTGTTAATGCTCCAATACCTAAAGAAGAAAGGTACGATGCGGTTATTATGAACCGCTCAGGTGCTACGGGAAACAGTATGCATGCGAGTGCCCGTTTCGGAGACCAGAGCCCCAGGAAGATGATAATCCTCCAGGCGGCCAAAGACCCGAACAACGAGGTACAGATTCGTGGCCGTATTGACCGCACCGGGCAAGTGCACCGCGGCGAATACTTCTACATCATCAGCCCTATCCCTGCGGAGAAGAAGATTGTCATGATGCTCAAGCAGAAACTTGCATCTCTGGATGCGACTTCCGTTGGCACCGAGAATGTATCTTCCAACCGTGTTGAGGCAGCGGACATGGATAACAAGTACGGCGACGAGGTCGCAAGGGATTTCCTCTCGGACCACAAGGAGATCCTTCTCCAGATGGACGCCGCCAAGCAGCCCAAGATCGACAAAAAGACCGGCGAGTTGAAAGTCCGTGAAGGTCTCCTATATGACCTCCTCATCAGTATGCAGCGCATGACCTGCGCAGAGCAGGAACTCATTCTTAAGGAGTTGGAGGAATCATATGCGCAGAAGATTGAATACCTCAACCAGAATGGCATCAACGACCTTGCCACAACCACCATGAACCTTGAGGCAACTACGATTGACAAGGCTATCATGATTAAGGGCAAGGATGACGAGTCAATGTCGGAGTTTGCTCACGATACAATTATCGAAAGGGTTGAGACCAATGTCCTCCGTAAGCCTCTGCGCTCCGCAGACGTAGAGAAGAAGATAACCGAGTATGGCGCACGCAAGGAGGATGGCACCATTGACCCCGAGTACGGAGATAAGGTTATTAGTAAGTTGACCGAATATGTCAATGCCGCCCTTGATAAGAAGTTGCAGAAAAATGCAGAGGCAGAAAAGACGCTTGAGGACGATATCCGTACCGAAATCCCCCGCCAGGAAGGGCAGACCGAAGAGGAGTATGATGAGGCAATCGCCAACGATCCAAGGCTTGTGACGTTGAAAACCAAGAACGAGGCCGAGTATGACAGGCTGGCCGGCTCACTGGCTGACCAGCGCAGGAAAGTCGCAACCGCCACGAGGGGATTCAAGCCTGGCAGGGTCTATCTTGTCCCGCTTAATGAGGATGAGCATTCCCAGAGCATGTATGGCCGATTCCTCGGTTTCAAGATGAGCAAGGATGGGAAACCTAAGGGGGTTGAGGCGGTGTTCGCGACGAAGGACAGCCGCGCAATGGTAAGTATCCCCGTGGTCAACATGTACAAGCTCATTGATAGGATGTATCAGCAGAGCGCCGGGTGGTATGATATCTTCGGCAAGACAGAACATGACTACTCCTCCGAGCAGGAGAGGATAAAAGCATATGACGAGTGGTGGGATAAGAAGATTCCTGCCAACACGGCTCGCGCAATCCGTTACATGATAACGGGTAATATCCTTCAGGCGGCGAGCAACCTTATGGCTTATCGCGGAACCATCACCACCTTCACACGCAAAGATCCTGAGACCGGGGAGATAACGATTGACAAGGGCCTGCTCCTTGCAGAGGACTTTGACCCGGAGAACTTCATGGTGCGCACGGCGGTAACCAAACAGGATGTTTGGGAGAATGCGGGAGAGTTTAACGATACCGACAGGCATATCTCCGTGTATCGTGATGGGGATAATCTTGTGGTTAAGTTCTACCGCCCCAGGGGCTCAAAGGAGAAGTTGGCCAAACACCCCGTGTTGCAGGATGAGGCGTTCAAAGCGCTGTGCATTGACAATAGGATTGACCTGTATTCCCAGGATGAACTCCATGCCGAAGTGACCGAAGCCAATGCCGAGGCGATGCTCGACTACCTCTACAACAACTACGGATTCACGCAGGGGCATCTGCTCGTATTGCCCGATAGTACGGAAAAACCTGACCGCATAGTTTATAGCGGAAAGTCGTATGAGGATGTAATAAACGAGTTGAAACCGAAGTATCGTGTGTATGGCGCGGATGACGCACAGTCCAAAATCGATGACCTGCTCAAAACGTACCGCATGGATATCAATGACGAGGATGTTAAGACGAAGATCCGTGAACTTGTGCAGTTGCGTCAGGCATTCCTGCGCAATACGCATGCACAGTTGGATGAGGGCGACCTCGCCTGGCGCGGTATTATTTATGAGCAGCATGAACAGGAGTTGAGTAAGCCCAAGCCAACTGAGACCCCAGAAGAGGCGAAAGACAGAAAGCAGAGAAGGGAGGAGGCGCATAACATGGCAGAAGCGTTGCGTGAAGAACTGTCAATGCGCGGGTTCAAGAAAGGCCATATGAAGCACTTCAAGCAGGGTGCGGTCGATCTTGACACCATAGAAAAGACCTTCAATGAGTTCAATAGCGACCCCGAGAATGCAGAGATTGCCAAGAAAGTCTTTGCGATTGCGCGGCAGCTGAACCTCAAGGTGTTTATGGACGAGAAGGTTGGCAACGAGGTGGGTGGCCAGACGGCTGGCGATATGGTGTCATACAACTGGCGTTTCATGAACGAGGATTGGATTCCCGATCAGTTGAAAGCTAACACCATACTGCATGAGCTGGTACATACTGCTACCGTTTATGCAATAAGGGCCGTAGATAACGGAGCGGACCACCTCATCCCGGGCATTGCAGATGCAGCACAGCAGGCAAATACACTATATAGCGCCATCCGTAGGAACAAAGCGTTCCGTCATCAGGTGGGTAACGATTCATGGAATTATTATACGGACTATGGTGCATCCAAGAACTCCAAGGAGTTACTTGCGGAGACCGGTTCAAACCAGAAGTTCCGTGACGACCTCGCCAAGGTGAAGGTGCTGATTCAGAAGGTGTCTTCTTTCGGTGACGTTAGCTATAGCTTCCAGGACGTAACGGACGAAGACAATCCTCAAGGCAGGGTTATCAGCGCATTGGACGCAGCGAAGGATATCCTACAAAGACTTCTTGACGGATTTAACAAGGATGCATACACGAAGATGTGGGCTGGCACCGGGTATGGGGATGTGTCATACCGGAGTCTTAATGAGGCTGAAAAAGAGTTAATCCCAAAGACCCTTGACACCATGTCCAAGGAACTCGGCATCAAGATTAACCGTGTCTCCCGCGATGAAATGCCGAAGGGCCACAGCCGTGACAAGGGCTATTACAATCCCCAGACCGGCGAGATGACCATCTGCATGGAGAACATCACCGACGAACGTGACGCAGTCGCAACGGTGCTCCACGAATCGGTTGCCCACCACGGACTGCGCAAGCTCCTGGGTGACCGCTTCAACGATGCGATGGTCCGCATATATGCAGCGCTTGACGGTAAGGGACGTGCTTGGGTGGCAAGTTACATGCGCCGGCACAACCTCGCTCCCGGCAACGGAGGAATCATCCGTGGCATGGAAGAGTATCTCGCACACCTCGCAGAGGGCGGAGACTTCAAGAATGTGGTATGGCAGAGGATAAGGGAGATATTCGGCAGGATAGTGGATGCTCTCTTCGGAACGAAGGGGTTCCAGCTCACGAACAACGAACTGAACTACATCCTCCGTGCATCCTACGAGCATCTCAAGAATCCGAACTGGATGAATACCGTTGAGGGCAAGGCGTTCGACACGCTGCTCAAGCGCCAGCTCGGAATCAACGAGACCGACCCCAACAGGCCCACCGACCCCGATGGGCCTGGCACGGGGAATCTCTATCGCGACGGAGACACCGGTGCTGCTAACACCGACTACGACTCTGCGATGAAGGATTTCTGGACAAAGGTGGTCATGAACCACCAGAACGCAGACCTCCCCATCAAGATCGGCATGGAGAAGATAATGAAGGAAGTCGGCAAGACCAAGCTCGATGAGAGCGAGGATTACCTCACCCGTCACAATCTCTCCAGCAGCCGTGCCGAGAGCCAGGCTCACGAATTTGAGCTGTTCCGTTTCAAGCCGATGCTTGAGCAGGTGCGTGCCATACAGTCCAAACTCCTTGGCAAGAACTCCAATGCCGACCAGAGGACCGAGGCTTATGAGCGAATCCTTGACTATCTCTACGCCGTGTCCGGCATAGAACGTACCGAATACAAGAACAACGAGATAGAGCAGCAGAAGCAGGAGGCTCTTGATGCGGCACGTGCCGATGCACAGGCAATTGTGGAGGACATGCGCAGCAACGGAGCCGTTAACGAGCAGATTAACCGTGTGTATGAGAAACTCGCGGCGAAGGAGAAGAAGATAGAGGACACCTACGAAGCCATGAAGAAAGACTGGGCCGGTCTCACCTCCCTCATGGGCAGACCTTCCGAGGAGTGGCGCGAGGCTCTTGAAGATGCCAAGGCTATGGTGGAATCGTTCAGGGACAAGGTCGGTGACGACGCAGCCCTTGACGAACTCTGGGACCGCATACGCAGTTGCACGGACTACAGCCTTGAGCACGCATACAGGCACGGACTCCTTACAAGGGAAGAATACGAACGTCTCCACGGCACGGCAAGCCAGCCGAGGATGTGGAACTACTACCTGCCTCTGCGTGGTTTCTCCGCAGAGACCGCCGAGGATGAATACAACTACTCCAACCTCGTTCACCCGAAGAGCAACTCCGTCGTGGTGAAGAAGATGAACGGACGTTGGACTCAGGCTGACAATCCCCTCGCTAATATCCTCAACATTGCCGAGACGGAGATAGTCCAGGGCAACGAGAACTGGGCCAAGCAGGCGCTCTACCGCTTCGTTCTGGGTGCCGGGAAGAACACTCTCCTCACGCAGAGGGATGCGTGGTTTGAGAAGAATCCCGCTGACGGGACATGGTCACTCGCCCAGCCCAGGGACAACGAATCCCTCGAGGAATTTGAGGCAAGGATGCAGGAGCTGCATGACATGCCCGACGGGCCTCTCGCCAAGAAAGGCCGGCAGAATCTCAAGCTGGACAAGATAATGGCAAACAGGGGGCACCAGAACGAGCACCTCATCCGCCTGAAGGTCGGTGGTATGGACAAGATGATATGGGTAAACGGCAATCCCGCCCTCGCCAAGGCAGTGACGGGTCTTGACCGTGCGGACAACTACAAGACCATCCGCAGGGCCAGCCGTGCACTCTCCAACCTCTTCACCACCTACTCGCTGGACTTCACGGCTCGTAACCTTTTCCGTGATACCATCTATTCCCGCCTTGCTCTCATCGCCAAGGAGGGCAACGCCTATCGGCAGCAGTTCCGCAAGAACTGGTGGAGCAACTTCGGCTACGGAGCCTTCGCCTTCCCTATGGTGAAACTCATGTCGGAATGGGAGAGCGGTAAGCTCCAGACCAAGCCCAACCTCACGCCTAAGGAGCAAATGTTCCTTGATTTCATGCGTGACGGAGGGCAGACGGGCTATACCATCATCAATACCGTCAGCGAGATAAAGAAGGAGCTGGAGCGCTCCATGCGCAAGGCCGGGCAGAGGGTGAGCAGTGTCAATATCCCCATCCTCGGTCATCTCGCCAATGCCATCAAGGTGCTGAACGAAGGCTTTGAACTCCTGACACGATTCACTGCATACCAGACCTCCCGTGACATGGGACGCAGCGGACAGCGATCCGCATCCGATGCCAAGGAGATCTCCGTGAACTTCAACCGCAAGGGTGCGCAGACCTCCGGGCTTGCCGCCTACCTCGGTGCGACCCACTACTTCTACAATGCGGGTGTGCAGGGCTTTGACAACTTCCTCCGTCTCTTCAAGGTGGCTCCTGCGAAGATGACCACCGCCACGGGCAGTCTCGTGGTGCTCGCCATGGTGATGCCTCTGCTGAACTCCATGCTCGCAGGGCTTGCCGCCGGAACGGGCAACGGAGACGATGATGACGACTGGTACTGGAATCTCCCCGAGTGGGTAAGGCGCAACAACCTTGTCCTCGGCACGGGCAGCTGGTACGTGGCCATCCCTCTCGCAGTGGAACTCCGCGCCTTCTACGGACTGGGTGACATAGCCGCCTCGCTGATGTATCACAAGGCTCCGGCCAGGGACGGATTCCGCATAGGGCTTGACGTTATCAATACCGCCGGTGGCATACTGCCTATCAATCCTATCGAGGGCTTCTCCGGCAGCAATCCGAATCTCGGTGATGCGATACTGCGGACGGTGGCTCCCGATGCGGGCATGTTCATCGTGGATATCGCCACGAACAGGGATTACACCGGAAGACCGCTCTGGAAGGAGAATCCCTTCAGCGGAACGGCTCCCAAGTCGCAGAGCGCATATGCCAGCACCCCGAAGGGTCTCGTGGAGGCTTGCCAGGCTCTCGCCAAGGCGACGAACGGTGGCATAGACCTCGCCCCCGGTGCGGTGCGTGACGTGTTCAAGAATCTCGGCGGTGGCTTCTACAAGCTGGCGGAGGATGCAAGCAAGCTCCTTTATGCGGATGAAGAAAGACCCCGTCGCTGGGATGACGTGCCGTTCTTCAGCGGATTCACCGGACATATCGACGAAGACCGCAGCAACTCCTTCGCGACCAATGCGCTCTACGGATACAAGAATATCTCCGATGATGTGGTGCGTCGCATAAACATCGCAGCCGGCACGAGTGATATCACCGCAGCTATGGTGTATGACAATCCCGAGCAGTTGCCGAAAGAGGCGAAGGTGCAGAAAGTCCTGGAGGGAGAAGACTACGTTCTCGGCAAGATGTACCGTGACGGAATGAAGAACGAGTACAAGATGAAGCAGAGGGTGCGCAACACCAAGTACGGCAACAAGGGCGACTGGTACAAATCCAAGGAGGTGGAGCGCTACGGAGTGGAGACCTTGAAGAAGAACTACCGCGACCTCCGTGAGCAGTGGGCTTCTATGCCTGACGGAACGGATGACGAGAGGGCTGCGAAGAAAGCCTTCTACGACCTCAGTGTCCAGAACGCATGGCATGAGTATTACAACGCCGAGGCGGATCTCGTTGACAGGCTGATGGAGGAGGAATACAACCACGTTGAGGAAAAGCGGAAGAACGGTATCCCCTATGAGCCGAAACCTACCACTTCGGAGAGGGTTTATAATTGGGCAAAAGATTTAGTTGAATAAATATGAAAAGAGTAACAGAAACTGACATAGTTGCCTTGAGGGCGAGGGCCGAACGGACACGAAAGCCCAAGACGAAGGTCGGAATAGACGGCACCGAGCAGATGACCGGGAGCACGTTCTATGCCACCAAGGACTCCCTCGACATCATCACGGAAGCCTCACGGTGCCACGATGCGTTCTACGCCTTCCGCAAGCAGGCTGACCGCAGCGCGAACTACTACAAGGGTAACCAGTGGGGTGACCCCGTGGAGATCAAAGACCGGTTCGGATGCGTGAAGACCATCACCGAGGAGGAGTACATCAAGAGCCAGGGGCGTCCGGCTCTCAAGCAGAACCTCATCAGCCCCATCATCCGCAATGTCCTCGGGCAGTTCCGTTCCGCTCCGTACAAGTCCATCGTGTATTCATCCGATGAGGGCGGGCAGGGCGCAGCCGACCAGATGAGTGTCAAGCTCGATGACGTGAAGCGGTACAACGACTCCGTGGAGCGTGATGCGAGGGAATACGAATCGTTCCTGAACACGGGTGCGGCCATCGACTACACCGGTTATGCCTATGACACGGAGCTCGGTGAGCCCCTCCCCTTCTTCCGCTCCATAGACTACCACCGTTACTTCCAGAATCCCGACGCGAACGACGTGGCGGGCAAGGACGTGTACTTCTGCGGAGACTTCGTGGACCTGACCATCGGCGAGATGAAGAGCCTCTATGCGCACAACAAGGCGCAGGAGCAGGCCCTTGAAGATATCTACACGCATGAGACGCACGTGATGCCCACTGGCTATAAGGCGTTCATCCAGCGCGACCTCGCTGCGGACAGTATCATCGGCTCGGCCTCCGACGGGCGTTGCCGTGTGATCCGTGTCTGCCGCCTGGAAGGTGGATGGGACCTCACCGTTCATGACTATGCCGACGCATCGTTCGAGACCTATTCCCTGCGTGACTTCCCGAACAAGGAGGAGGAGGTAGAGTATGAGATAGGCCGTAGGAAGAAGATGGCTGCGGACATGGGTGTGGACTACGAAGACCCGGCAAACCAGTTGCTCCTTGTCTATGAGAAGAGGTACGTGCGCCGTTGGATGTACTACCACCTCTCCCCCTGGGGCCATATCCTCTGGCAGGCGGAGAACCCCTACCAGCACAACAGCCACTGCTACGTCACGAAGTTCTACCCGCTCTTCCAGGGACAGGTCTACGGCCTGACCTACAGCCTCATCGACATGCAGAGGATGGTCAACCGCATGGTCATCAATCTCGATTTCGCCATGGCCGCAAGCCAGCAGGGAGTGCTCATCGTAGACGAGAACGCTATCTCCGATGACTTCGACCTTGAGGATATCGCAGAGGAATGGACCAAGTACCGCGGTGTCATCAAGATAAGGATGAAGGACGGGGCTATGATTCCACAGCAGCTCGCCGGGCATCAGGTGAACATCGGCCAGTTCGAGATGATAAACCTCATGATGAAGCTCATGATGGATATCTCCGGCGTCCAGGGTGCCATGCAGGGCCAGGCTCCCGCCGCCGGCACTCCTGCATCGCTCTACAGCCAGCAGGTGAACAACTCGCAGATAAACGTGCTGGACTATGCGGAGTCCTTCGCATGGTTCCTGGAGCAGAGGGACTACAAGCTCATCCAGATCATCCAGCAGTTCATGGGCGACGGCTACTCCCCCGCCCCGGACGGTGCAAGCGAGGAAGCCAAGCATTACATCGCCGAGGAGGTGAAGAAGTACAAGCTCAAGAACCGCATCCAGAAGAGTGTGGATACCGCAGTCGTGCGTCTGTTCAACAATCAGCTCATGGCCAACCTCCTTGCCAACGGCATGGCATCCATCCAGCAGTGGCAGGCGGTGGGCGGTGCCAAGCCCTTCGGTGAAGACCTCATGCAGAAACTCGGCGAGGCACAGCAGCAGCTCCAGAACGGGCAGGGCATCAGCCAGCAGCAGATAGCCGGCATCCAGGCCGCACTCCCCCAGGTCACTCCCGAGAATATGTCCGCAGCAATGCAGTTCGCAAACAGATAAAGGATTGAGATATGGAAATTGACAAGACTATAACAAGCGTCTGGACGATCACCGTCAACGAGGAAGAGGTGTTCAAGCGCTTCATCGACGAGAGCATACAGCAGACCGAGCGGAATGCGCTGAAGAACGTCGGGGGCATCACCGCCAGCGACGATGACAAGGCGGTGTTCCATCGTTACTACTGCGCATCCCTCGCGGAACTCTCCGCAGTCCTCGCAAGGCGCACGAAACGTGTGGGCGGTGACATCACCAACACGGTGGACACTAATACGGGATTCATCACCACGGTGTACTCCCTCGCCATGACCGAGAACCATGAGTCGGAGCTGCTGAACTCCCTCGCCGCACACTGCCTGGAGTTCCTCGTTCTCCGCTCGCAGGAGAGGTGGTACGGCCACGGCGCGGACTTCGGCGCAACCTTTGAGAAGGATGAGGTACGCCATATCATCCACTTCCGCAGATTCCCTATTGAAAGACCCTTTAGACCGCTGTAGATATGTATACGAAATCACTTTCTGGAGAAATAATTTTCTTTTACCCCCACGCCTCGCTGTTCGATGACGTGAAGCACCAGTCCGCCTTCATGTGCAAGAACATCGTCTCCAAGGACGGGGAGGACCTCTCGGAGCGGTTCATGATAACCGATGACGAGCAGGATATGTTTGAGGTATGTCTGCGTGAGGCTCTGCCCGACGTGTATGAGGTGCTCAAGCCTCTCACCCATGGCATAGAGAACGCCTTTGACGGGAATGCGGTGTATCTGCCCGTGGTGAAACAGGAGAACGCCAGTGCCGGCTCCACGATTCCTGCCGGGTGGTTCCTGGAGATAACCGGGCTCACCACCGAGTACGACTACGGCCTTGACCTCGCCAAGGGTGAAGTGGTGAAACTCTCGGAGCAGCCGGTTGAAGGTGTGGTGGAGATAGGGAAGACCTATTACTCCATCCCAGGTACGAAGGTGGTTGTGATCCGCACCGTAGACCACGGGGCATACAACCCCAACGATATCACGCAGGTGGACGCCACTATCCAGTCCGCGATAGAGATGGGTGCTCTCGGGCAGTTCTATTCAAGGGTGGTGAACAAGGGCCTGACGGAACTCAGTGTCGCGCAGTTCCAGGCGAATCTCGCAGACCTGCTGCGGAGGATGAAGGGACTGCGACGGAGGTCGGTGCTTTAGAAAGACGATTCCCCACCGCCACGGTGGATGACAGTGGAGGATGCCCTGCGAGGGGTGTCCTCCATTATCTTTACTGCGGGCATGCTGCCGAAGGCTATGTAGCATCCCACGGCGGTGGTGTCCTGTATGTCATCGTGCGTGCCTTCCATGGCCTCGATCTTCCCTCCCGGTGCGTTCATCAGCCACATCGCCTCGTCGGCTGCGTCCTGCGAGTATTCCATATAGTCACCCTCACGCAGACGGACGGTGTAGTCGTCGTATGCCTGGTACTTGGTCTGCTTGTTCATGTGCCAGCCGATGTGGCGTGTCTCCCGGTCACGGGTGCTGTCGGGGGTGGTGCGTCTGCGGTAGAGGTTCTCGTAGATCCCGCCGAGGGTGTCGAGCACCGTGTAGGTGTGGTCGCCCTCGCTGACCGCCGCATCATCGGACTTCTTGTTCTTCGTCTCGTAGGTGTTGGATTCTATCACCAGCAGAGCGTCATCGTAGTAATGCGCTATCTGCGCAGCCTTGTAAGCAAGGAGGTCTGGGTCTACATGACCTCGCCAGAGTGCGGCACGTTCAAGCGCTCCGAACTCCCCTGCCATAGAGATGCGGTCGAATACCGATATCACCGACCAGTCGGCCCGGTAGCCACGGCCACCAACGTCCACGGTGACAAGGAAGCGGTTCTTCACCACCTTTCCCTCCGGTGCTCTGTCGGTGGGCTGAATCCATATCTTCAGCACCTCGCTCTGCAAGGAGTCGTTCGGGTAGAGCTTGACGTTCTCCATTACCCCCTCGCCCACGGTGGAATCCCCTCGTATGTCTCCTATGAACTGCGGTTGGCGCACGTACTTGTGGAGCCAGGCGAGCAGGTCATCCGTGAAGTAACGTCCGCTCTTGGTCTGGAACGCCTCCTCGGCGGTGGTGGGGTACTCGGACTTCATCTGGAAGTCGGTCCAGTGGTGGGACTTCTTGAAGTGGTTGTACCAGAAGATGCCGTCAAGGGTCGCGCCCTGCTGCCACTGCCACCAGTTGTATTCCGTCCATGTGTCCACGAACTCCTTGGTGTTCTGGTATCTGGAACGGAGGGGGCGGGTATATCGTGCGTCCACGTACCATGCCACGAACACCGGACGGATACCCGTAGTGCCTGACTTCTTGTTGTCCAGGGCTGCGAGGTACTGCCTGTGGAAATAGTTCCCCACGCCCTTTGCTGTGGACTCCATCACGATCATTGTCCCAGGTACATCAGGCACGGTGGAATACAGCGCCATTGCCACGTCGTCACCCTTCGCCTCCTGCGTGTCTTTCCACAAGCCCACCTCGGACATGTGCACCAGGGAGAAGTCGAAGGAACGCAGCGCATCCGGCTTCTGCGCAGAGCCAATCTGCACACGGCATCCGCGCTCGGGGATGATTCGTATCAGCTCCGTGCCCTCAAAGCGCTTGAACGAGACGGGCTTGCTCCACCGTGGGAGCTTGGCGATGAGGTTCTTGTACATCGTGCGGATGTTCACAGCCTGCGTCTGGTCCAGGGCGACGATACACGAGTGCCAGTTCTCAAACCAGTAGCGCTGGAGCCAGTACATGTAGCACTGCGTGGCCGTGGAGCCTCCCCACTGACGTGCCTTGACAAGCAGCACACGGATAGGCACTCCGGAGACCCTCTGCCGTTCGTACTCCCCGATGAGGATGCGCTGGCCTTCGTTGAGGATAAGCGGTATCATCCGCTTGGTCTCCTTGTCCTGGATCTGTATGGTGGTAGCTGCGCAGAACTCGAAGTCATACTTGAGCCGCAGGGTGAAGAGGTTCTCTATGACCGCCTTGCGGTTGTCCTCGGTATCGTACTGCCCGCATGCGACAAGCATTCCCGATGCGCCCTTGTAGCGGAGGTATCCCTTGACGAACGGGTCGTTGAGCATCTCCTGCGGTACGTTGTACGTCTCACCCTCTATGGTCAGCGGAGCCCTGGGGGTCACCTCGCCGAGGGCATCCCCACGGACGGGGTCATAGACGCGGAAATACTTGTTCCGGCGTTCCTTGTCCAGGGCGAGCATTGCCTTTATGTCTTCCTTACTTGCCATCTATACACTCTTGAAGAAGTTCGATAAGGGTGACGTTACGGGATATGAACGAGCTGAGTCCGTCGTTCATCGCATAGAGGTCTGCTATCAGTGCGCTTGCGTTCGCCCGGAACGATGCGATATTCACGGAAGGTGAACAGCGTTTCTCGGAAATTATATTGAGCAGCCGGCCCTTCCCTATGCCGTATCGGAGAGACACTGCGTCATAGGCGATCTGCCTCGCCTCTTCCGGACTGACACCCTCGTGCACCCTGTTGCCGAAGATGGTATAGAAGAACAGCACTATCTCGCTGTTCCGTTCGTCTCCCTTGCGGTTTTCGGCCATCGTAGAACAGTTTCTTATGCAAATTTAGAAAATTTTCCATGTTTTCACAAATCGTGAAGATAAAATTTTCTCTAAAAGTTATTTTCACGCAGAAAATTATCTAACGCAAGCATATGCCTGAAAACGAAGCAACCAACATTACTCCCGAAGTGACTACTCCGGCGGTGCCGAAGTACAGGGAGAGACTGGGCAAGCGTTATCCCGATGCCAATCCGCAGAGCGACCAGGAATGGGATGACCTCGCCGAGCGTGGCTATGCCGAGGACGAGGAGAGAATCAAGCTCTTTGAGGACAACAACAAGGTCATTGAAGACATCCTCGATTCGGACAAAGACGCAGCCGCGGTCATTTCCGAGATGATAGTCAACGGCACACCTTTCCGTGCAGCGGTGGCAAAGTTCTTCGACCCTGAAGACCTTGTGGCCAAGGAGGGTGACGAGGACTACGACTACTACCAGAAGTCCACCGACGAGCGCAAGCGCATGGGCCAGGAGTTCCGTGCCCGTGGCGAGGAGAAGCGCAAGAACGAGTCGGAGGCTTATGACAATATCGACAAGTTCGCCGAGAAGAAGGCCCTTGACGATGCAGCGAAGGATGCGTTCGTCTCCTTCATCAACACTCTCTACAACGACCTCTCCGTGCTCAGGCTCTCCCCCGAGACCCTTGAGAAACTCTACAAGGCCATGACCTATGACGAGGCTGTCGCAGAGGCGGCGGAGACCGCAGAGATCGATGCAAAGAACGCAGCCATCGAGGCATCCCGTGTGAAGAAAGCCGCAGCGAAAGCCGGTGACGGTGTTCCCACCCCCGCCGGTGGCAGCGCCCCCGTGCCCGAGAGGCCGAAGAAGAAGCCGACCATCTTCGACGATATCCCTAACAGAAAATTCTAACAACTAACAATCAAACACTTTCAAGAGTATGGAACTTTACAAGAAAATCTATCCGTTCATGCGCTTCATCGAAGGCCCCGGTTCCGCCGAAGTGACCGAGACCTCTACCAATGAGCCTACCGGTACTACCGTTGTCTCTGGCATTGCGCCCGAAACAACCTATGTAGAGCCCGGCTATCTTGAGGACGACCTTGACAAGAAGCTCGTTCTCATCCGTCCCCAGGACACCCCTATCGACACCTTCACCCGCAGCATCGCCAACAACGTCAAGAGCGAGAGTTGGGAAGCCGGTGGTTGGGAAATCGGCACCCGTGAGACCCGCGACACCGTGAAGACCGCCTATGTGGCTGGCACCTCCACCGCCAACGAACTCCAGGTGACCAATCCCGAGATGTGGAAACCCGGTGACACCTTCATCATCAACGCCTACAGCTCCAGCGCCGACCAGGGCCCTGCGCTCGACAGCTCCAACAAGCCTATCCAGTGCCTCATCAAGAGCATCAGCGGCGACAAGCTCACCGTCCAGCGCGTAGGCACCCTCTCCGCAACCCTGCCTGACGTGGCCAAGGATTACATCCTCTGCCGCCTCTCCCCCGCCGTCTCCGAACTGGAGGCATCCGTGGAAGGATTCGCAATGCAGCCTTCGGAGCGCCACTACTACAACCAGATCCACATGACCCAGGTCGAAGAGTCCGTCATCCACAGCCTGCTCAAGAAGAAGGTTGCCATGGACTTCTCCGTGTACAAGGAGCAGACCCTCTGGGACTTCAAGCGTGGAATGGAACTCTCCAACCTCTTCGGAGTTGGTGGCCTCTCCAAGAACGCCAAGGGCGAGCCCGTTCACCTCGCAACCGGTCTGTGGTGGCAGATCAACCAGACCTCCACTGTGGACTACAGCGATGCAATGACCGACCAGGACTGGAACGCCATCGGCAAGAGCATCTTCGAGGGCAACAACGGTGCAGACCGCAGGCTCCTCTTCGCTGGTAACACCCTGCTTGAGCAGATCGCCAACGCCAGTTCCTACCAGAAGCAGCTCGAGGCAAAGAACACCGAGATGGTGCTCGGTCTCCGCGTCTTCAAGATTGAGACTCCTTTCGGAGAGCTCCTCGTCAAGCCCATGGGTAGCCTCTTTGAGGGTTACTACAGCAAGTGCGGTATGGTCATCGACCCCAACTTCGTGAAGAAGTACGTCATGGAGCCTCTGACCACCACCCAGCTCGAACTGAACAAGACCGGTCAGCGCCGTGTCGACAACGCAGTGCGTATCCACGAGACCTACAGTCTCTTCCTGGAGAACCTGCCTTGCCACCGCCTGATCATCCCTGCATAAGGCTGACAAATGGTATTCATAGGATGGGCGGTGGTGCTGGTTACCGCCGCCCTTCTTTAATTAGAGAAATCATATGGCAAGAAAAACATACAGGACTTATTTCCTCAAGAACTACGTCACCACTGTCAAGGACAAGGCCGGCCATCGCATAGAGGTCGTCTTCCGTGGCGGCATCCAGGTAGACTCCACTGCGAAGTTCACCACCGAGGACAAGGATATCCAGAAGGTGCTTGAGAGCCGTAGCGGCTTTGGCCGTGACTACTACCTGGAATCCACGGAGAAGACCGAGGAGCCCGCTCCCGCCCCCGTGAAGGAAGAGAAGGTGGCAGAGCCCGAGGAGCCTCTCAACGACGTGAAGGATATCAAGCGTTTCCGCAACCTTGTGGAGATGAGGGCATACATGGCTGAAATCGGCCTCCCCGTGAAGGACGACAGCAACTACATGGAGTGCAAGGCCATCGCATCGAAAGAGGGCTATGACTTCCAGATCAAGAGAGCGTAACCATTAACAATCATCGTCATGAGCAAAGAAATAAACAAGAAAGGTATAGTCTACTGGCTTGAGCAGATTTTCAACGCCGTTGGTACCGTTGCCGCCGTAGAGAAGAACCAGTCCGACTGGGAAGAGACGGACAACACCGACCCCGCATACATCAAGAACAAACCGACGGTCCCCGCCGTGGGCGCAGTCGTGGAAGGTACTGTCGCCGATGACGCCTTTACCCCGGCAGCCGGCGCTCCCGCCTTTGCGGACATTCTTGCACTCGTCGCAGAGCCCGCAGTGGTGTACCTGAACTATTCCAGCACCTACGACATGGTGGTGTCCGCGAGCGCATCGCTCATCAAGACCGCCGCTGGCGTAGAGTGGGCAGCAGAATAACCATTTATTTGACGGAAAATGACAAGGAATCAGCTCATACAGCAGGTCGCACTCCGAATGGATGAAATCACCCCGGATGCGGGGCTGAACATTACCGTTGACGGCAGCGACAACAACCCCCTCTACGAACTCATCGACGGTGTGATCAACGATGGGGTGCTGGAGCTGTTCTCATCCGCTCCCTACTGGCGTCTCCCGCAGGCATTGTTCGACAATACGAACGACATTGAGATTGCCAGCATCTCCGGGCTCACTGGCGTCGGGAGGAAAATCATCAGGATCAAGCTCCCGGATGACTTCCTGCGTGTCGCAGAGATTGACTATCCCTATACCTTCCAGCGCCCTATAACGGAAGTGGTGCCGGAGCAGACCCCTGAGGGCAGGCGGCAGCATAACCCTTACCTCATGGGCAGGGAGGCCAAGCCCGTGGGAGTGCTCTCCTACGGCGTATGGGGAGAGAACGAAGTGCCATGCAGGGAGATAGACTGCTATTCGCTCCCCGCATCGGCCCCGTCCACCACTGGCAGCATCGTGGCATCGTACATCGCCAAGCCCGCGGCAATAGCATCTACAGGCAGCAATGCCGTGGAGTCTGTCGTGCCCCAGGTGCTCATCCCGTGCCTTGAGTGGATGGTGGCGTATCTCACCTTCTCGGCACGTGGAGATGTCAACCACGCCACAGTGTGTAGGCAGAATGCACAGAATCTTTTGATCTAAAGCACATTACGCTATGGGCGCCATAGGAGTAGAACTGAGAGAGGTGACACCCGTTCATCCCGATAACGAGGTGGGCGGGTGCACTCGTCCTCTGGTGGAAACGGCTCCTGAAGAGAGCTCTGCGGAAGACACCGGCAAGGCGGTGAGCGCCAAGGTGACGAAGGTCAAGCCTACGCGCAGCTGCAAGAAGAAGAAATGCCCGAAAGCCGAGGAGACCGCAGTGCTCATCTCCCAGGTGGTGGTGTCCGGGGAAGACAGCCTCGGGGATACCGCCATCGCAGCGGAGGAGACGAAGATCCGTCCGGAGAAACCCATCTTTGTCCCAGGCACTGGCACCGAACCCATAGAAGAAGTAGTTACTCCCGACTATAAGGGAGACGGCTCGGACGAGCCGAAGGAGGCCGTGGACTCGGAGTACGAGAGGGTGATTCCTGTCTGCCCCCACCGCCCTATACCGGAGCCGCTGTTCGTGAGCATAGTGGACCGCGTATGGGTCAGCCTCCAGAACAACACGGACAAGCCGGACGTGCTTATCAACCTTGCGCACATCCCGGATATCCCCTATTCCAAGGTCCTTGGCACTCCCGACCTCTCGCAGTTCATCACGCGGTCGGTGAATGACCTTGTGTATTACTATACCAAGAACGAAACCTATACCAAGGCAGAGGTAAACGCACTCATCCAGGATATCCCGACAGGCATAGACCATGCCCGTGACCTGCTCGATGCGGATGACCTCTTCTTTAAGAAGACGAACGACCCCGGCACTCCTGTGACGATATATGACCCCGGCACTACGGGCATCGTCATGTGGGGTGCGGAGAGCACCGACCAGGTGGTGCTGGACGTGAACGGAGTGAGCAAGGCCCTGCTGAAAATCGCAGCACTCACTCCGGTCAATTCTGCCATAGCGACCCTCCAGGGGTATTTCACCAACGGAGTTGCGAACAATGCACTTGCGCTGAACGGCCATCCTGACTCTTACTTCGCAACGGCCTCTGCCCTTGCCACGAAGCAGGATACCATAGCGGACCTTGCTGCTATCCGTGCCGGTGCAGCGCTGGGAGCTACTGCATTACAGAGCGAGACTGACCCTACTGTCCCTGCATGGGCAAAGCGACCCAGCCTCGCAGTGGAGGATGTGCCTCAGCTCACCACGTCGAAGATATCCAACATAGAGACCTGGATAGCATCGAAAGGCTATGTGACGAACCTTGTCAATGACCTTGCGAACTATTACCTCAAGACTGAAACCTATACCAAGAACGAGGTCAATGCGCTGATAGCGTCCATCAACCAGTTCCACTTCGAGATTTATCCGACACTTCCTGCCGTTGGAGAGAGCAACGTCCTCTACCTTATCGGCCCTATAAGCGGAACGGATGTGTATGACGAATACGTCTATACGAATAACGAATGGACGAGGATCGGCAGTACGAGCATAGACCTCTCCGGCTATGTGCAGGTGACAAGGACTATCACCGCAGGCACTGGCCTCACGGGTGGAGGGAACCTCTCTGCGGACAGGACGATAGCACTCTCCTCCGCTACCCTTGCATCACTCGCCCTGGCGAACTCCGCCTATCAACTGCCGGAGACTGGCGTTGCCCGTACCGACCTTGCAAGGGATGTGCGTGACAGCCTTGCACTTGCTGACTCCGCAATCCAGCTCATAGACCTCGCAGGGTATGTGAATCAACTGGAGACGGTGGGAACTGGCAACTATGTCTCCTCCATCACGAAGAGAGACCAGAAACTCACGGTCACCTACAATACCCTCCCCACTACCATAGGTCTTGAGAATGTCATAGGCGCAGATGACCTCCGTGCCATAGAAGCCCTTGACGGCTTTGGCTTTGCCAAGCGCACTGGGGTGAACACCTGGGCTCTTGACACAAACACTTATGCCCTTGCAAGTGACCTTGCATCTGCCGTTCTTCGTATCGCAACGCTGGAGGG